GGTACAACAGGAATTTACTCCCTGATGTTGTCCTTGAGGTTCTTTGTGATCTGAGGATTTCTGATGCTTTGTTTTCTTTAGCAACAGTTTCAATCCTCTATCTCCTGATTGTCCTAGGGTAAATAGGGTGTGCGGGTCCCGAATCTCCCCAGTTGCTCCTGGGCGGAGCTCTGTAAGCAGCTAATACATCCGAAAGGAGCATTAGCTATGAGCATGTATTGCTCTGCTAACAGGGATCTTGCCTCTAGGGGTTTGGCAACTGGAGTCCCCCGAAACATTGTTCTACCTTTTGTGGATTTATTCCTCAAATGGCAGGCGTGTTCCGGTGAGGAATGGACAGTTAGTAGGATGAAATCCTACAAGTTGGACCTAATCCGACATCAAGCAGGTTTACCACCTGTTTCATGTTGGATTGCCAAGTCTACTAGAAAACTTCGGTTCTCTGGTACTCTTGGTCCTTTGCAGCAATGGATGTCACAGAGTGACAAACATTTTGCAAAAGGTATCCAGCTCATCCAGATATATACTAATCTATACGCTGATGGGGTAACCCATCAACAGAAAGAGAAGTTTATTTCTGGAGTAACTGCTACCCTTCCTCTGGGCGGCCTTAGTCAAGCGACTAAGTACATCTCAAAAGGATGTTTCTTTAGTCACTTGAGGCCGATTGCGGGAACCCTTCCTCCAGCAAGTTCCTTATTGGACATGAGAGTTTCCCCTCAGCGTAGAGGACCAACTTTAGTTGGTTCTAAACCTGAAGAGGATTCCCTCATAGACTCTTCCCTGTATCTTTTAGATACAGTGGAGGGTTGGAAGCATTACCTTAAGTATCTTGACCTGTATAGGCCAGTTCTTAAGGATATTCTTCCATATGATGTACTACGCAAAGGTATGCGTACTCCATCATACATCCAAGGGTCCTTTGTTGTAGGTCGGGTGGGATTGATCCAAGAACCTGGCTACAAGCTTCGTGCTGTTGCCAATCCTGGACGCGTTTTCCAGAGAGTACTTGAGCCACTTGGTGACTCAGTGTATTCTATCTTGAAAACACTTCCCTGGGATTGTACTTTCTCGCAAGAGAAAGCACTTCCCTTCCTACAGTCTGCTATGGCTGCTGGAAGAACAGTATCGTCGATCGACCTGACAGGTGCAACGGATTATTTTCCGTTATTCCTTCAGGAAG